ATAAGTCTTAGAAGTCCCTCAGCAAATAAAGCAAGAACCACCCAACCAACGCACATGCTAATGATAGAAGCATTACGGTTGTGTCGTCGTATTGCTGCATCGATCATCTCCTGAACTTCTTCTCTTGACAATCTTTCTGGTGGTTCTATGTCATTACCCCAATTTTTGAACATCGGATTATTGGCGAATAGTTTTATGATACCAGTTAATATCTATTCGTCAACACAATTTTCTTCTGCGTAATATTTCAATTTTGTTATCAAATGCTCATACTCATCCCAAATGTATTCCGAACCAGTTGTATCCTGGTAAGTCTTACAGGCAAGGATAAGTCTTGTGATGTCCGAAGCGTTAAGTCTCATCATGGTAAAGCAACCTCAATTAATTATATCAATCTAACTCAACAATTCCAGGCTCTTAAAGATTTATTAATTCTGCTGTCAGGATCCTTAGCTGTTTTCTTGCTAGTTAGTTTAGACTTCATGCCTTTCATTCTAGCGCAGAAGGATGCCCTCCTGGGATTTCCAACCTTCTTGCTTGGTGCTTTGAGGTCAGATCCAGGATTTTCTCTCTCGTAAGACTTGCGTCCTTTTTCGTTGAGTCCTCCTTTTTTGTTCTGTCCTTCTTTTCTGGTCCAGGCTGATTCGTTGAGCTCATGCCTTAACTGTTTGAACGACTTCATATTTATACCTCAGTTAGTAGCAGTAAATCAAATGCTGCTGTATAACGACCGTTGTTTGATCTGGTTGTCAATCTTAGATCAATATCAGATTTCTCTGGGATGCGGATTGGGAATGAGAAGTCATAATCATATTGACCACCAACACCAGCAACCTCAAAGGAGTGGGCGATCCTAAATGCTGTTTCGTTTTCATATCTAACGAACATGTGACCGCTACCATCAGCAGAAGATTGAGCGGTACAAACAGCTCTGTATAGATAACCAGTTTTGCCAGCAGGGATTGTGTAGATTGCCATAAGAGTTTGACCCTTCGTGGCAGTAAGTTTCAATACATCAACGCCACCTTTAGTGAAACTAATATCAGCAACATTATTAGTGCCAGTAGAAATGTATGCTCTAAACACACGGCGGAACTGAACTGTTCCAGTTACTGCTGCTGTGTCGGATAAAGTAAATGTTTCTGATACTTCGTTGAAGTCGTTATCCAATCCAAGAACTGTCACAACCTTACCAGCATCATCGGCAGTAACCTGTGGTGCTACGATTACACCAGCAGTGCTCCATGACGCCCATGGATATACTGTGTCGTTCTTATCCCAGATGGTGCCTGTCTGACTTTGAGACATGGCGGGAACAGCACCAAACTTATGGATGGTTGAAGCACCACGGACTTTGCCCATGGCAACATTCAATCTAAAGTTGTCGTCCCAGTTGAATATTCCTGCCATTATGCTAACACTGCGTTGTTATCTACATCGTGACGCTGATACGCCGCTGGTGTTCTAGTGGTATTGTCATAGTTCCTAGCTTGATATGTGCCAGGAGTTCTTGTAGCATTAGAATAATCATGTGCGACATAATCACCATTCCAATCACTATAAGTCACAGTGCTCCAACCCTCAGTGCCAGAAAACTGATTGACAGTTGTGCTAGCTGGTTGAGGAGATACAATAACATTATTGTAATCGTATCTTGTGTATGCCATCTAGATTACACCTCTGAGGTATTTATCGTTTACCGCCACCCATCTGCTTCAGCATCTTCTGAAGCTCTGTAGTGCTACCAACAAACATAGCATTGTTGGTGACACGGGATGGTCCTTTCTTTTCTTCGTCAAGATCTTTCATTTTTTTATGAAGATCTTGAAGTTTTTCAGTCATGTCTGCGACATGTTTCATCGCCGCTACAGCGACTTCATACGCTCTCGGGTGTCCACTCTCCTGAGCGACCTCTAAAGCGCCTCTGACCGCCTCCTGACCCTGATCTATGAGGGTGTATAACTCACCCCTGGTATATTCATAGTCCTTCTGGCGGTCATCCTTGTCTGCCTCACGCTCTTTCTTGACAGGCTTTGGTTCTTCAACAACCTCAGCACTGATATTCAAGATCTCTTCCATGTTTTCTTCTAGGCTCATAGCAGTTCAAATCCTTCATTAAATCCAAAGTCATCTGTACTGACGACAAGTGCATCGTCTGCAGCATCAATAACACCGTCATTATTCTTATCCTCCAGTGCCTTTGGAGAATATGACAATTCGGCATGTCTCTTGCTAACATTGAGATCGCCAATTGTTTCAATGATACGAGCCTTACGAATAACTTCTGCCTTGCTGTAAGGACCGTAGATATAAGATTTGACTGTAAAACTTAGAGTCCAAACAATACTTCTTCTGTTTAAAAAATTGTCATCCCAATCATCTTCGTAGTTGACGCTGTTTAATATAACGGCAACATCTTTCTTCTCATCCATATCTGGAATGAAATTTACTGTGACATTAAATGATGGTTGAAAGTATGGAAGAATTTGTTCTAAGATTTGCAATCCATCGTCACTAGATTTTGCAATAATTCCTAATTCAAATGTTAAATCATATGGTACTGGAACATATTGAACTCTAACTTCATTTGCATCATCCGTAGCTTTTGATGCTTTAATTTTTTGAATTGAACTAGTCTTCCTAGCAGAATCATAGGAGACATCTACTAGTTCAAAATACAATCTTGGTAGAGTGATAGCAACCTTTCTTGTGGTTGGGTTTTCATCAAGGCGCACCAAGAATTTTTGCTTTGGTCCATATGCCAGAGGAACTTTCTCAGATTCAATGACACTTCCGTCGTCGGGATTGGTCTTACGAATTTCTATATTATTGAATAATGTACCGAAAGAAATAACTGTTTTACGAATCGCTTCGTTATAAAAATGTGGTCCCAACATCAGAAGTCACCTGTAGTAAAATTACCATATTCGCCAAATGGATTACGCTCGCCCCAATCTATTAGGTCGTCAGCTTCATCTTCTATATATCTGTTATCTGCATATGGAACTGTCTCCATAGTCAAATTATCTACCGTAGTAATAGATCTAGCGGTTCCACTTTCACTACCAGTTACAGTTTCTCCAGTGACAAAATTGCCAGTTCTATTGATCAAAGTAAGAATATCAGTATCACGATCCCAATAAGAAACTTCTGCTGTAACTCCAGATGTAGATCCAGTAACCGTTTCACTGAGGAAGTATTCTCCAGTTCCAGAAGTATCCATCTGCAACTCTATAGATGTAGAGAATATTTCTTCTGTGGTATCGATCTCTGGAATACCAGTTTCAAAGGAATCGCTACCAATTTCGTAGATCTCTGCCGTTAATTGATAGATGTATGTTTGACCAAGTTGGAAGAAAGGAGCTTCTCTTTCTACAAATTTGATCTCATATATGTCACCTGTGAGTGGGTAGAAAATTAAATCTCCCTCATTGGGTCTACCATCAACAGTAGTAATGTCAGCAAACTCTTGGAAGATCTGACTCCATCTATTTTTGGACACCACAAAGGTTACTTCATCTGTGATGCGAAGACCAAACTTACTAATAAACTCAGATGGAGAACCAAAACCCTCAACATTAACTAGAAGCATCTCAATCATATACTGAGTTTTGTACTCAGAATAAATGATATCATCTAGAGTTTTGTCCTTGATCATCTTCCTTGGAAGATAATACACATCGGTTCCAAACAGTTTTATCTGCTCATCAACTAAACTTTGAATGAGCGACTGTTCAGAATTGACGCCACCATGTTGAGGAAAGTAAATACTTTTCATCCGATCATATCCAGAGGAGGTAGTTCGTATGTGCTAGCAGAAGCTTCCATGAGTTGATTAATTTCTGCTTGTGCATCTTCAAACAACTGTCTGCCGTTTAGAGATACGCCACCAGGAAGAGTGACACCATTAAACTTGATTAGATTCTGACCCCACTGACGCTTAATCAATGCAGTAGTATACTTTTTAACGAACGGATCGTTATATGTTTGAACAAAAGAATCAGGATCTAATGCTCTGTAACAATCAATGATTAGATAGTTATCTTCATTGATCATGGTATCATCAACATCGAGATATAGTCTGTCTTGACGCTGATTAAATCTGTACTCAATGAAAGATCCATTGTTCAACACCATGTCAAGAGTTTCAAGATACTGCTTGATCATGAAGTAGTTTAGAATATCAAGAGATCCAAATGCATATAAATCATTTAGGAAGATCTGATACTCTAATCCAAACAGATTGTTTCTGATGGTGTTGCTATTGAGTCCAAAGACTTTAGAAATTCCAACAACATGTGGTGGGATGTCAAGATAGTTATCAGTTCTTTCCCAGTCAGAACCATTGATGGTGTCGGTTTGAATTTGTGGTGTAGAGAATCTAGTTACATCTGCAGCAGTAAATTTATGCTTCAGATACATTCTTTCCACGCCATCGAAGTGACGCTCTCTGTAATACTGGAGAGCGTCATCAATAGCATCATCAATTTGATCGTCATCTACATTAATCTCAAGGACTGGAGCACCCAGTTGTCTGAGGCAATAGTCCCTGAGTTCTGTTCTGCTGGCTGGTTGTGCCATATGTATCTCCTATTATGCCTGTGCCTCTGCCCAGCGGAGGTTCACCGTTGCGTTAAATGGATTACCAGAAGTTACATAAACAGTGATTGCAAGAACGTCTGGTCCGTTGGGGAATGTACCTCTACCACCGATTGGAGTATTGGTAAGTTCCTTCAGTTCGGTTAGGTCGATTGTATCTCTAGATCCTGGTGCTGCCACAAAGGAGAAGACTCGCTCTCCTGGTTGTGCATAAGGAGGAAGTTCAAACACATAGGTAGAAGATCCAGAGTTTCCTGCACGAGTGTACTGGGAGAAGTAAACCCTGACCCTAGCACTATCGTAGTTTCTAATCTGAGTAACCGTAGTTCCACCAGGCAGACCACCACCAGAAACCGACATACCAATCGATACGCCAGCAACATCAGCTCTATTAAAGATAACCCAGTTAGCGTAATAGTTCTGGTTGAATACGTTTGTTGCGCTGATAGAACTGCCGCCGCCAGACCAGTTAACTGTAGATCCGTTTGCAATTTGAGCAAACGATGGTTGTCCACCAGAACCAGATGAATTCAAACCAAACCATTCAATGTCTGCTGGGTTGATTGGATAGTTGATTGGGTTAAGAATACCCTCAACAACAACACCCTGACTAGCACTACCACCCTGAGTCGTAATTTCACAGTTCTTGAGTAGCAACTGTGCTCTGTTAATCAGTTCTCTCTCACCTAGGTCACCAGTCAATGCATTAGAAACACTAGGCGATAGTCTGATAAGGAACAGTGTGGTCTTAACGGTGGAAATCTCAACCTCAGTTGCCTGATAGTTAAACAAATATCCACGGTCAGAATCAAATCCGCCATCAGTCAGGAACGCAGAACCCCAGTGGTTAATCTGTGGAGTTGCTGTATTGCTTAGAAGAATTGCACCCTCTCCAGCAATATGACTATTTGCTACACCTGCAGTATAAGATCTTTGAGCACCAGCAACAAAGTTTGACAACTGTGCTGCTCTGGTGAGTCCCAATAGTCTATTTGTTGCATTGTTCTTGCTGGTGTAACGAATCATTTCGTTATCAATATAAACAACACCTGTATTTGGGAACAGAGATGTGTCTTCAACTTGTAGATATTCTGTAAATGAAGCGTCAATACCTGTGACTAGTCTTGATTTAGCACCTTCGTTCAAAACTTCATAACGAACTGGTAGGTTACCTGAACGCATAAATGCTTCACGGTTTCTGTTGTTGTTCTTCAGTCTGTGACAGAAGACAAAGTTACCAGATGGACCTCTGAACATCCAGTCGATGAAACCAGCACCATACCAGGAATACTGGAATCCGATCATCTGCATTTTATTGATCTCGATGTCATAACCAGACTTACCAGTTCCATCACATTTGTCAATGTTCCATTCACTCTGTGGAATGATAATGTCTTTTGTTAGTGCCGCTTTAGTATTGTTTACTGGGACTGCACCTCTGTAGTCTGGGTTTACCGACAACTGAGTGTCACTATTAATAGCAGTAACCACATGACTCATACCACGAATTACCAGTCTATCACCAACAACCAACTGTTCTGTAAATTTTGTATTTACTCCCTGAACTAAGTTACTGTCTGGAGTTGCTGAAACAGTACCAGCAATTTGGAATGTAGAAGATCTCAATCCAACTGCAAGGTTTGTTCCATCATACTGGAAAAAGATTCCGTTCTGATCGTCAAATGCACCAGATCTAACAGTAGAACCTTTCCATCTATAGAGAGCAACGATTGGTTGGTCACCAAACTTACCAGATGTAGAACCGAGAGTTGTCAGTGCGAGAACAGTAAATGTGATTTCATCAATAATAGATGCAACAGTGTAGTGTCCATTATATCCAGATGTGGTGATGCCATCTAGTTGAATCTCAGCACCAACTTGAAGACCATGGTCTACATCGTCCGTAGTAATAGTGATGATACTGCCGATTGCAGTGCCATCCGCAGTTGCAGTTCTCAAATCATAAGAAGGAGCGAATAGAGCACCAGTGGTATACATGATACCTTTACCAGACTGATATCTGATGTACTTCTTAGACTGACGAATTGCCTGAGCACCATGTGATGGAGATCCAGTTCCTAGTTGTACACCACCATCAAATGGTCTGTGGGTGTAGAAACAATCTGGTCTAGCATAAATTCTACCTGAAAGAGCGGGAGATGTAGATACACTTCCAGTAGTTCTAACCGTATATACAAATTCATTTGGTGCTGCAACTTCTTCAACAAAGAATGGACCAGCCGCCAACCCATGTCCAGGTCCAACAGATGTAATTGCTGTCAAGATTGTATTTCCTGGGACCAATCCATGTGGTCCTGGGAATAGAGCTTTAATTCTAGCAATAGCAGAGTATGAAATAATTGCTCCGTTGGCAATACTTCCAGTTGTTGCGGAAGAAATAGCAATGGATGGATAGAAAGCAATTGTGTCGCCAATAACTGGAGTACCAATAGCTGAGATCTCAGTGATAGCTCCTGTCAAGAAATCAATGTCTACAACCTCAATGGTCATATCGTTTACTGGAGATACACCACCAAGTGACGCACCTTCAATCTTAAATTGATATCCAATCTCATATCCCGTGCCAGGATTTACAATCTCAGGATTGTATAGTCCATTAGAAATCCTTGGCAAGAATGTTGCACTGAACGCAACATTTGTACCAGCAATGGAATTGAATGTTGCGTCACCAGTAGCGGCAGTACCGCTAATGGTGAAGGAAGTAATTTCACCAGAAGGACCAACTGTAGAAACTGTTACAGTGAGATCATGCTCAAGGTTATTTCCACCAAGGTCATCACCTCTAATAACAATTGTGTCGTTAGGTTGGAAAGAAGATCCAGGGTTTGAAATATTAGCAGAATATGTTGGAGTGGTGGATGTATTTTCGTTAGGAATAAAATTAGCTACTGTAAATGTCTGAGTATCTGCTGGACTTGCATCCCCCTCAAAGCTAGTTACAGATGCCGTAAATGCATTACCAGGAACTAATGCTGTGATGTAAAGTTGTCCCTCAGTGGATCCAGCAGATGCATAGAAATATGCAGATCCAGTTGTCAAATCATTGATCTGATTAATCAACGCATTTCTAACATTTCTGATGCTAGTTCCAGTAGAAGCAGTGCTGAAAGTTTCAAGCGTTGATGATGTTGTATCGGTGAGACTAATTTGGAAGGCATCACCTTGTTCAATAGTTCCGCCAATATCTACGACTTCGACCTGTGCAGTTTTTTGACCACTACCAGTTCTAGAAACATTAAATGTTGCGTTGATACCAGTTCCACTTGTGGTGCCAGTAAGAGAATTATAATCTTGACTTGAGAAAATACCTTGACCTAAATGTTTATACCCTGTGATCTCTCCATTAGCACCAACAGAGGTAACAATAATAGAAAGATCGTTTGCTGGGGAAATACCACCGAGGGTATTACCAAATACTTTAATTTTTTCACCAACAGTATAACCTTGACCAGCAGATGGATTGGTGTTTGATGCTGTTCCCGTAAATGTGAAACTAGCAATACTACCATTCGCGTCAATAGTTTGGATGGTAATCGTTAGATCATTTGTAACATCGACGCCACCTAGATTAAGACCAGAAATTGTAATGTTTTCTGTTGCAGAATATCCAGTACCAGTGTTGGAAACAAACACATCTGTATATACACCAGTGGTTGCATTTCTAGTAACATTGAAAGTTGCATTAGATCCGAGTCCAGCATAACCAGTAGCATTTACTTCGTAATATCTTACAATTGGATCGATGTCTACAACATCATACGCTCCAGAAGTTCTGCTGATGTTGAAACTAGATCCTGTTCCTTGTCCAAAGTTTAATGGAGATGCTGATGTTGGTTCTGAAATAAAACTGTTTCCAAGTTTAGAAACCGTGTATGGAGCAGACAAGGAAATTGTATTTCCTTCGATGTTGGTAACGAAAATTGCATTTCCAGAACCATCACTAAGAGCAGAACCAATTTCCAAATCAACTGTTTCGTTTAAAACAATTTGGGATACTGGTGCGGTGAAAGAAGTTGTAATTGCAACTGTAGCATTTGTTGGAACATATCCAGTGATCTGTGTACCAGCAGGAATGCTAGATCCAGTGATAGGAGCACCAACTGGTGGAACAGATCCAGGAAGATTAATACCGATTCTTTGTGATCCAGGTGTATTAATGTTTCTTGTAGTAAGTTGACCAGAAGCACCATTAGACGCAACCGTTAACTGAGGAGAACCTAGAGAAGCACCTGTGTAGAATCCTGCTCTTCTAAGTTGAATGAATCCAGAAAACAAAGAAGTTGCTGGAGAAACTCCAACCTTTCCTTTTGCATAGAACTGGAATTGAGTATCACTATTGACTACACTAATAATAAAAGAACCTTCTGCTTTAGCAAATCCAGGAACTCCATCATCAACACCCTTTAGTGTGATTGGATCTCCCGCAGAAAATCCGTGATTGAGGATAGTATCTACTGTAATTAAAGATGGACCAATTCCACCTGAACCTTGAGAAGCATCTGTAACAATACTATCAACTTCAACATCAGCTCCAGGAAATTCATATGTAGATGGATAACCTCTCATGAGGTCAATAGTCTGCCACTTCGTTGGTTGGATTCCATACTCAAAGTCAGCGTCAAGCATGGACAGAGTGTTAGAAACACGCTGCCTTTCAATAGCATCTGTACCAAAATCATAAGGTCTGGTAGTTACGATAGGATCTTCTACAAAGACCTGAATTTCATCGGTACTAGAAAACTGAGAAGTATCATACTGAAAGTGAATTTCAGTAACACCGTTTGATAGTGTGTTAGCGTATGGGAAGTCAGCATCACTACCGTCATCCGTCGCCGTAAATTCAACAATAATTTTTCTACTAGGGTCACTGAAATTATAAAGAATTTCGTTCGCAGTAGCATTGTTGATCAATAGGACTTGATCAAGATTAATTTTATCAAGGACTTTTACTGATCCAAGACCAGCCAGTCCAGGCTTAAATACATAGTCTCTAAGTTGCCTTTTAGCCATTTAAAAAACCTCGATAATCCTTATGATAGTGCAATTGATAACGCCGTAACTTGTGCTTGCACAAATCCTCGACTTACTGCATCAGTTGGCGCTTGAGCGGGAGCTAGATTTGTTACTCTATTATTTAGAAGATCTAGATTACCGTTAATACCAGCAGTTCTTAGTGTTCCTGTTTGAATTGTATTGCCCTGGGAATCAACAGTAAATTTACCTGCAGCAGCAGAAAAAACTCCACTAAAAACTCCACCGCCACCAGCAACTAGTCCATTGTCTAAAAAGATTCCTCCAGCTGCAGTCAACTGAATTGTAGGATCTAACAAGTCTGGACCGATATTTAATCCACTAATAACTCCAAGAGTGGATTTAATTTCAGTTGCTCCCCAAAGAACAGTCTCGCCATCGACAGTTAGGTTTCCACCAACGTCAACATTTCCTTGAAGATCTGAATCGGAAACAACCGTAAAGTTTCCATTGACGGAAAAATCAGTAGCAACAACATTATAATTAAATTTTCCATAAATAGCAAAACTTATTTGATTGGCATCTTCTGCCCAAACAACAATCTGCTGTCCACCAGATACTTTGATATTTGTTCTTTGATAGAATGTTTTTGGATAAAGAACTGTGTTATAATTTAAGTAGTTAGCACTGTTCTTAGGTTGACCGTCTTCTTGAATTGCAATTCTAAATCTGGATCTACTAGATCCTTGATTAGAAACAAAGATAGAAAGATCAACTTCTTCAGTGCCAGGAGTCGTATATAATACAGTATCTGTTTTTGCATTTAAAATTTTAATAGAATTAAGAAATCCAGATGTAACTGGGTTATCTACAACTTCTCCATGTAGCAAAAACGATGTTAGATTGCTATCAGAATAGACAATCAGAGACTGCTCGTTAGCATAATAAATAACATCAGTCTCATATGTTTCCCCAGGTTCTACAATCAAGTCATACAAAATATAATTTGACGGAGCAAAATTAGTAAGAGTACCACTAGAAACACCAATACGAACCTTGACTGGGGTTGCATTTTGGTGTGAAATGGAAAGTCTTCCCTCTACCAATTTTGATACTGGGGCTACATGAAGCAGTGTCCTAGTCTTTTGATTAGGAACAATACTAGCCAGGTAACCATATGTTGCAGCTGGCATAACTTTTAGGTTTATACAGTCTCTAGTTATTTATAAGTTGGATTGAAATGAAGATCATTACTGGTTGCAATGGATTTATCGGCAAAAAATTTGTCGATCAAAGTGAAAAGCATATTGGGATGGAACAGTGGAACTGTTTTCAATTGCTAGATAATCTTCCCATGTGGGACAAGATCACTGAGATCATTCACATGGGAGCAATCTCATCTACAACAGAAACGGACATTGGTAAACTCACTATCTACAATGTAGAGTTTTCAATCCGCCTTTTTAAAAAAGCAATTGAATTTGGCATCCCAGTCAAGTATGCTTCCTCTGCATCTGTATATGGAAACTGTTCGGATGGGACTATCAATCCACTAAACTTTTATGCTATCTCCAAAGTTCAATTGGACTACTGGGTGCAACAGAATATGGATCAGTTTAGCAAAATTCAGGGGTTCCGATTCTTCAATGTCTATGGTGACGGCGAAGAATCTAAAGGTGACCAGCGCAGTCCTGTCAGCAAGTTTACTGAACAAGCAAAGACTACAGGAAAAATTAAAATCTTTGAAGGATCTGAAGACATGTTCAGAGATTTTGTTTGTGTGGATGATGTTGTTGACATTGTTAGTAATAACAAAGCAGGGTCTGGAATTTATGATCTTGGATCTAATCACTCATATTCGTTTAAAGACATTGCTGAAATTATTGCAGAAAAATATGGGGCAGAGATCGAAGAGATCCCTTTCCCCAAACACCTAGAAGGTAAATATCAATACGACACTAGAACTGGTTTTGATTGGTTTGGACACAAATTTACAACCGTCCAAGAATATGTCAATCGCCAGGAGTAATTCTTATAGAATCTTCATCGTAGTGAGTAGTTGAAAATTCAAACATCTCACTTTCTTCCATAGCATACATCTGATGCCTGAGACCCCTGGGGATATCAAACTTATCTCCAGGGTTTAATATTACTTCATCTGCAAGATCAATGTCATCTTCATATCCGTATGTTAGATGAATCTTACCAGATTGAACATAGAAAGTTTCCTCTTTCAATTTATGATGATGCCAAGAGCACCTCTTTCCTTTATTGAAAAAGAGAATTTTCCCGCAATACTTATTGTTGTTGACGATCCACTTTTCGTATCCCCAACCTTTAGGTACATGTTTCATTATACTAGAATTCCAAATGCTAAACTCATTCTCCACCCAGCATCTGGTGATAATGCCTGGTGAACATATGTTGATGGGAAAGCTACAAACTTACCCTGTTTATATTTAAACGAATACTCAACTTTTTTGCCATCATATATTAGAGTGTCACCCGTACTATCTGTAACATAGTATAGCACGGTCCACAGATTAGTGTCTTCTTCATCATCACAATGAATTCCCCCAGTCTGTCCAGGCAGTTGAGCATTCAATGCAATTCTTCTGAGACCACGATACTCTTTCCCAATCATAGGAACCAAATTTGTGATAACAAAATTAGTAAGGTAATCTACCGATGCAGGAAGATTTTTCTGATGAAATTGTTCTCTAAATCCATCCCAGAAAAAAATTCTTCCGAAGAATGTTTCACCATCTTCAGAAGCTCTGTGTCCATACGACACTGGATATTCGGATAGTTCTTTACTAATCCAAGAAACAGTAAAAGGATCTAACAGTCCTTCAACTTCTACAATATCATCCAAAGAAATCATTGGAGTATACTCCTTTATCATCAATATAAAAATCTCCAGATGGTTTACCCATATGAAGTTCATGAAATTTGCATCCCCAATCTTTCAATTGGTTATATGTTAGTTCATAAAATTCTTTGTGTGCTAGGGCGCGAGAGTTTTTGTATCTCCCCATGCCCCTCGCAGTAAGGTATATGATCTGATGACCTTCATCATACAATCTATTTATTGCTTCAATACGATCTTCAATTGGAACACTAGTTTCGTAGTCACCGTCAACTGGTTTATTGCAGATAGTTCCGTCGATGTCAATTACATATTTCAATGATATCATTTTCACTTAAAACATAGGTTCCAGAGTTTCTTACTGCTACAGCCGCGCATTTATTTGCATACGGAATTGCATCTTCTATTCTACCATGTTTCAAATAAAAATACACAAGTGCAGATAGGAATGTATCTCCAGCACCAGCAACATCAAATACAGGAACTTTCACACCAGGATAAGTTATTCCTCTGTATGTCGCACCTTCAGAACCTTTCGTTGTAATTAAATGTGGATGCACACCAGTAAGTTTTTTTGCTTCCAAATCATTCAACTTTAAAAAGCAATTTCTAGGAAGATGTGTCTTTTTACTATCAATAAATGTAGGACCATCAAACCATTCAACCAGATCAAATAACCTTTCTTCCGAAAGGAATCCTTTATTGTAATCAGAAATTACCAAAGCATCAAATTTTTCCGTTGGCAAGTCCCAACTAAATTCGTCAACTTCATCGTTCTGATCTAAACGCATGATTTGTTGGTTTGATTTAATATCAACATACCTAGTCTTTACTGGCATGTTTTGATTTGTCATGATGTATACTTCAACACCAAAGGATAAAAGATTATCTCTGACATTCCATGCCATCCCTCTAGTCTGTTGCACCCTTTGTTCAACTAGTACAGGAACTGGTGCCTCTGGACTTAACCTATCACAACTACAATAAACATATTTGTCTATACAAGAATCACCTATAAGGAGAACCTTGAATTGTTTTTGTGGTTGAATAGTCTCCGACTCTATCGAAAAACCGAACTGATTTGGCATACTGCGAACCTACAACTTCTTTATCTTTCCAGTCAGAACCGACAACCATAATATCTGGTCGCACAAATTCTACCAGACTTTCCAACTCCTGTCTAGAGTTAAAACTCATTACAGTATCAACCGCAGATAAACAATGCAGTTGATAGATTCTATCATCGAGACAATAGATTGGTCTATCTGGTCCCTTCATTTGACTAACCTTTTCATCACTGTCAACAGCAACGATTAACACATCACCTAAGGATTTTGCATAGTTCAATAGTTCAAAGTGTCCTCTATGCAAGACATCAAAACATCCATTAACAAAAACTTTAACCATGATATTTTTGGTAAGGAGTTCCGTGCATCTGATTTGGGTGTTGTGCTTGTTTTAAATGCGGTGCATCAATATCAGCACAAACAAATGCAGTAAACACATGCTTGCCACTACTGATAGGTTTATTCCCTTTATGTGGATATAGATGATTACAAGGGAACATTAACAATTTACCTTTTTCTGGTTTCACCTTATAATCCAACTGAGTAAATTCTGTTTCACCACCAACTTCAACGTCATCAAGATAAATGATGATTGCATATAATCTAGAAAGTAGAAGTGGGTCCAAAGGAGACACATCGATGTGCTCGTTAAACCACCCATCATTTTTTACATAACATCTAAGAGAATAGTCATAAGAAACAAGAGGTCCACGCCACAGTAATTCAGATCTCTTGTAGTATTGGTCAATAGATCTATCGACCTCAACTGAAAGTTGACACCACAAATCACTACCAACTTCAGGATGCCATTGAGTTGCTTTTTTATGAGTATAATCTACTTCTCCATCTCCAACTCCACCATCATGATGCTTGCTGGTATTGTTCCAGAACATAGTAGTAAACTTATCACAATCTTCTTCCGATAAGAAGTTGGGAAGTTCCAGAATCAAATCTTTTAGTTTAGTCATTTGGGAAACTCAATAGTTTGTTTTCTTCGGGTAGATACAGATACTCAATCAAACTCTCTTTCATAGTCTTGATAGCATCTTCCATTGTTTCAACAATGGTATCTCCCGCAAGATTAAATGATGTGTTGAATAAGATTGGAACCCCAGTAAGTTTATTGAACTCACTGATTAATTTATAGTAGTTTGGATTTTGCTTTTCTGTGACAGTTTGAATTCTGCATGTTTGATCGACATGTAGGATTCCAGGAATTTTATCCCAGACACTTTCATGAGCATCCATAGCATACATCATAAAAGGAGACTCTTCTAGACGATCGAGATCGAACCACTCCCGTGCATATTCTAACATAACTGTTCCAGCAAATGGTCTCCAATGTTCTCTTTTTTTAACGGTGTTGACAATTTGCTTGGCATTTTTATTCCTAGGATCAAATAAAATAGAACGATTTCCAAGTGCTCTTGGTCCATTCTCAGAACGACCTTGTGCAATAGCAACTATATTGCCAGCAGCAATTAACTTGGCAACATCTTCTGCCGATACCTCTTTCTCATTTTCATATCTCGATTCATACTTTAATGGTTGTCCATAATAAATGTTATCAATTTTTTTGATAGGTTTCCTTTCAAACCTACGAGAAGCTTCTTTTTCATAAGCAATATATGCTGCACCCAAAGCAACTCCAGAATCACTAGAAATTGGTTCAACATATAGATTAATATGTGCTGGCAATTTTTTCAGTATCTTATAATTTGCTACACAATTTAAAGCACATCCACCAGTATAAACAATATTGTTTGATCCAGTCAGTTCATGTGCAAGCATGATTCGATTATAGACATAATCTTCAAATTCAGATTGAACCGCATATGCTAGATCTGCTTGTTTCTGAAACTTATCTTTTTCATCCTTAAAATGAGACATATACGAATAAGGTATCATCATCGCCTTAACATTTTTATGCTCATTAAAATCTGCTAATCCAAATCGAGTATCGTCTCCACCATTCAGATGTAGCATTGGTTTAATATCTTTATTTGGTTTGCCATAAGTAGACAACCCCATAGTTTTTCCACACTCAAGACCATCCCATCCTAGTGCTTCTGTTATAGAAGAATAGACATATCCAGCACCAATGGACTTAAACTCATCAACATATGATGGAGCTTCTTTTGTTTTTATTTCTGGATATCCAACAATGCCCTGTTTAACACAAGTTGCATCTAATGCAGATCCTTTAATATAAAAAATACTTTCATTCTCCTTGCCATAAGTATAATCACTACCAGCACCATCTATGACTAAGACTGCTGCATCTTGGAATCCTGAGTGATGGTATCCACAAACGGCATGAAGCGAGTGGTGGTAGTCTTTCGCTTCAACATACCGCTTGACATGGATCCCGATCTTCTTTAAATATTTAAAGTATGGTCCAAAATCATTCTTGGTGTTATACAAATGAGTATAAGCACAGATATCAATTTCCTTGGTGAAACTAGGAACTAAGTCCAACGCATTTAGACACTCTCTATCAAACTTGACATGAGTTAGTCTTTCTTCCTGAATAGAAAGAACGACTTCATTATCTTTTAACAGAGCAATACCACCATCGTGCGATCTATTTACACCAAGGATCCACATAATTATACAGGAGCAAAATTGATATTTAAAACCATTCGTTCGGGAGTGCTCTCAGGATAAGAGCTAGCATGATATCTTCTACCATCAAACAATACCAGTTTACCTTGTTTAGGTTTAACTGACTTGGCAACAGTAAAGAGACTGGGGTCATAACCATTAATGAATCTCTTAATATTAGGATCTAGAAATTCATTAAAGAAAAAAGTATCACCATCACTATCATTCAAATAATAAATTGCCGTGTATTTCAATCCATCATTCTGATAATCCACATGTGGAACATGATAGGGTTGTTTATTCTTATTCAATGTAAAGAGACCCAATCTCAATTGAATAAGATCCTTGATAGTCATATTAATTTTTTCTTCCATTGAATATAGAAGAGGAACGAAGATATCATAAAAATCAGATTCTTTCCCATCTCTACCCCAAAGGATGTGCATGAACCCAGTGAAGGAAGAATCCTCCACCTCAAGGGTGGAGTCATTCAAATGATTCTCTTTCCAGAACCACAATGGTGATGTGATATCACGATTGAAGTACCAAGGAAATTTAGAATCTAATACAGTTTCTTTTAAGTGTTGTTGATATCGTGGAGGTATGAAATCTTCAATCTCCACGATGTCTTCAAAAAAATCAGTCATTTGGAACTTTCACCAACTTCTGGATCTCTGGAAGATACATGTATTCGATATCACTCTTATTCAGAGTGTCAATTGCATCCTCGATTGTCTCGACCAGCGGGTCTCCACCAAGATTAAAAGAAGTGTTAAACAAAATAGGTACACCCGCAATCTTATCGAATGCATCAATGAGATTGTAGTAGTGTTCATTTTGCTCCTTAGTTACAGTTTGGATACGGCAGGTGTTGTCTACATGAATAACGGAAGGAATCTTTTCTTCCACACCATCCTGACACTTGACTGCATACATCATGTGAGGTGTTTCCTCACGACCTGCTAGGTCAAACCAGTCATGAACATTCTCTGCCTTGATAGAGCAAGCAAATGGACGGAACCACTCACGATGCTTTACTCCATTAACAATGTCTTTACCATCTTTAATGGTGGGGTCAAACAAGATAGAACGATTACCCAAAGCACGAGGACCACCCTCAGAACGACCCTGATAAATGGTAACAATATTTCCTTCACGAATCAATCCTGCGACCTCTTCATAAGAAGTATCAGTAACATCCAGACCCTCTAGATCTGCTTCATATCCAGCAGTATCATACTGAGGACCATAGTAAACAGATGCTTGTTTACGAACTTCTTCTGCCTCAGTAGTCTTATGGTGGATATAGTTTGCTCCACCAATAGATGTGCCACCGTCATGCGAGATTGGTTCGCAGTAGATGTTCAGGTCAGGGAAACGCTGCCAATACTTATAGTTGGCAACACAGTTCAAACCATATCCACCACAGATAACAATGTTCTTCTCACCAGTCAGTTCAACTGCTTTTTCAATCAACTGACACATACGCTCAGAAGTTTCCTCCTGAATTTTGTATGCCATGTCTTTCTGGATATCTGTATACTGAGGGAAGGTTCCACCACGAATATGCTCACGAGCATCTTGCTTGAGGATAGGATATCTCTCAGTGTTGATTGCTGCTGCATTAGGATAGGTAGGAACAACCAGATCACGATTTCCCCACTCACCATTGAAGAAGGAAGGAAGTTCATCATTTGGTTTGCCGTATGGAGCAAGACCCATAAGCTTGCCTGCCTCAATGGCAGGGAATCCACAGTATTGAGTTACTGCTTCATACATCTTGGTATGACCAGGGTACTCAGTCACAAAGTGATTAGGTTCTGGTTCATGGAATCCAATAGAAGCTTTAGTTCCAATGTGCTTCCAAACAGTATCAAAATCGTCTGGATAACCAGCTTGGAAAATAGTCTCGAACTCATACAGAGTATCTGGAACTTGATCCATGCGAAGGAAACTGCCAGCACCATCAGCAATAACACATGCTGCAGTTTCAAAACCAGAGTTGTAGAAACCACATGCTGCGTGCATCTCGTGGTGGGTGGTATCAATGTAGTGAGTTTGGAACTCCCACTTCTTCCTGGCAATTTTGCGAACAAACCCTTCATACATGTCATCACCAGTCCAATCAAGTCTAGGACCGTCTCTATGGGTGTGACAGACCACCAAATGATCAATACGATCAACATACTCAAATGCTTTCTTGATACCCATCAAAGGGGATCCATCGTACTTAAATCTAGAAAGTCTCTCTTCTTCAAGATAGAAAATAATTTCCCCATCAACCATCAAAGTTGTACTACCGTTGTGACCACGGGCTACTGCAAGAATCGTACTCATAATTTACCTCACTTAGTGTTCTTAAAACCAGCAACACTCTTCAGTGGTTCTGGGGTGACTCCCGATTCACTCATCAA